GTTTTTCTTTATCAGTCACACAGACACAATATAGAAAAATAAAAAAATATAAATTATTTTAATTGAGATTCGCTAAAGCCCATATTAATCATTGACTTGTATGGAATTTCATCATCATAAAATTTTTTTATAATATCACTATCAATATCTTGTGGCATTCTACGACCTTTTTTCCAAAAACTTAAATTTCTGTAAGGATCACGAACAGCTAATCCAAAATTATCATTTTCAGGTTTAGAAGCAGATATATCTTCTTCCCACCTTTCGCCATAAAGCCAAGTAGCTAAATGAGGGATAAAATTAGTATCATCAGTTTTAGATATTAAAGCATTATATTTTTCAACTATAATATTATTTGTAGTTTTATCTTTTTTAGATAACCATTTTTCAAATGCTTTTACCTTACTCCCTTTTTTAAGTTTAACTTTGCCCCATATTTCATTTTCAAATTCAACCATATATATATTATTGGTAGAGGTTGGGGTAAGGGGTAGGGGGGTTTTGTCTGGGTTTTTTGGACGACCACCTTTCTTGCCATTTTCCCTAGCATTAGCAATACGATTATTTATATACAACCATTCTTTAAGCTGACGAGCATTTTGCCATTTATTATTTTCAATATTATCTGCGTCAACTATATGAACAAAAAATTCATTTATAACTTGTCCGCATATTTCTTGCTCTATATCAGAACGAGTTCCGGCAATACGATTAATTATTTCTGCATTATCTGGAATACCTTTGCATTTTTTATTCCAATTCCAACACAATAATCGCACATAAATTCCTACTGCTAAAGGTGAAAGATGTTGAGTGCCTGCCACAAAATCATCTGTAAATAAATACCATGCTTTTAACTTTTCGCTTGGTGTTGAGTTTTCTTCTATAAACATAAGGACCTCCTAATCGCTTTAAAATGTTTAATTGTTAACATATCAATTATATCATCAATGTTTTTTTCCATAGTTAAATTATTATCTTGCACATCTTTTAATGCTAGATCTTGGCATGCTCGCCACCGACCAATAAATTCATCTGCTTTTTTTGGATCAGTAGGAATATGAATATAACTATTTTGTATTCTTTCGTATTGGGACATAATTAATAATTATGCTTGATATATCTTCTAGACACTTTTTTATACCACCTTTTACTATAAAATGAGGTGTTTCAAAATAATTGCTGTTAATCTGCCATAATTTTTGTGCTTCACTTAATTTGCCATGTTCATTTTTTAGTTCTATATAAATTAGTTTTCCTTTTGGGTATTCTATAATAAAATCTGGGCAACCTTTTCGTAATCCCATTTTTTTTAGTTTTATCTGATACTGTGGTTTTCTTTTACCTTCATTAGGACAATGAAAGTGTCTAAATTTATATTCTTTAGCCATATCGTGTAACAAGTAATTACAGGCTATTTGAATATCTATTTCTTTTGTCATAAAATGCGAGGGGTTAAAATTTTCGGTTTCTATTCCCCTCGCTTTATTGCATTAACTAGGAGGTATATGCTAAAAAAACTATATATAAATAATGCCCACCTCGTCAAGCATATTTAGGGGGGTACAAATATAAGGGGGAAACCTTTAAACCCACTGTATGCGTTAAATTAGGACTGTTTAATATAGCTTTTCACATGAAAAGTATTCATATTGGCTGTATGCTTCAAAAAAATATTATAAATTTATAAAATAATACTTTACATTTTGTTTTATAGGAATAGAAAAAACCTATGATTCATTTTCGGTTTCTAGTTAATACGATAAATCTAAAAATCTTAGGGGGAATATTTGCTATTAGCATTTCAGTTACCTTAGGGCTACTTTTAGTTTTACCGATTAATAGGTTTGCTTCTCTATGGGCGTTTAGCGATACGAATAGTGCCGAAAGTTTTAGTTCTCTTTATCGTTCGTAGTACTTTCATTCGGTACTGATAAGAGTTTTCATAATAAAAAAAATTAGTGTCATGCGTAGTGGTATGGCTCATAAACTTTTGGTCGGGTTTATGCGAAAAATCCTCCTCCTTTTGTATGTTGCAATTCAGCAACACTGACGATGGCTTTTTATAGCCGAAACGAAAGGTACTTATGACTATTAAATTTTTAGAACTTAACCCAAGAGAAAAACATATTTTCAATAATGCTACTATGTTTTCTGTTTGGTCAAAAAGTATTAAACAATCTTTTACTAGTGTAAAAAGTTTAGAAATGTATGCAAAAAAAATTATTGTGTGCAAACCTAATACAAAATTTTTAGTTTATGCTGTTATGGATAACACCGATGCTTGTATCGGTACAATTAACTAGGAGGAAATATGGAATTTATAAATCATATAACTAAAGAATCTTATACGGGAAAAAACTTAGAACTATTATCTAAGACAGGCTTTTCTGGTGAGTTTTTAACTTTTAACCAAGCATTTCAAGTTGGTGGTGTTGTACCGAAAGGTACTAAATCAGTTGCTAGTCTTGTGCGATTTCTTAATAACGATAATCCTAAGAAAGCACAATTCAAAAGGTTTGCTGTTTTTCATATATCACAAATTGAATTTAACAAGGAGGACTAATGACTGATAATTTTATTTTTGATACGAAAGGTAAATTTACACATACTGAAGCAGTTCAAAAAGCAATAAAATTTGGTATTGATAGAGAATTGCCAAAGTTACAATCAAATGAAAAGTTAGAAGTAAATATACATGTGAAAGAAGAGGGTGTCGTAGTTGATGTTCTCAGAGTTAATAAAAACAAGGAGAGTTAATATGCCTACTCATTGGTTTATTTTATTATTATTTGTTAGCACTTTGATGTTAGCATTACCGCATTGGCTTTAATTATTTTAATTCATAGGGCAAAGTGAGGTTATTTTTTTACCTCTATTTGCCTTATGTTCTGTCGTATACTTTTTTGTATACCTGATGAGTTCATTAAGAACGAAACAGAAAATTAAAAGGAGGTATTATGTTAATACATACTCAAGAAAATAATTTAGCAATTCCTGAAAAATTAAATTTTCAAGTTGAGCTAAAACCTATGTCATTTCTTAAAGAATCTGAAAAAAGTTTCGTTGAGATACCAGATCATAGCGTTTTAATACGCAAAGATACGGAACAACCTTTATCAATCGTTGGTAATCGTTATGAGCCTACGCAATATTATGATATTATTGAAAAACAAACTGAAGGATTAGAAAAATCTGGTTTGTTAAAAAATAGTAACTTTATATGCAAAGACTTTGTTTATGATAGTGGCAGAAGATTCAAGCGAGAAGTTATTATGAAAGATTTAACTATTGAGCCTAAAGTTGGCGATCTAGTTCAGTTTACACAAACTGCAAAATCTTCACATGACGGATCACTTTGTAATATTTCTGACTCTACTCCTAAACGATTAGCATGTGATAATGGAATGCTACAAGCCATTTGGCAATTAGTATTCAGTTTTCGTCATACTGTTGGTTTTGATGTAGAAAATCTAGTGAGTATATTTAATTCATCAACTGAAAAATTTTTTGAAATGGAACCTTATTTTAAAACAATGGCTAATACAAAAATATCTGTAAAAGATGTTGAGTTAGCATTAAAGCAAACTATTTGTAAACGAAAAGCCACTAAGAAAAAAAATATTGATCATAGAGAAAAATTATTAGGTTGGTTAATTAATCAATACAAAAAAGAAACTGTTGCTTTAGATGATACTGTTTGGGCATTTTATAATGCTTTAACTAATTGGGCAACGCATCCTGAATTGTATGACTATAAAGATGATTCAAAGTTTTATAACATTGAAGAAAGTAATAAAAATCAAGTTTTATTATTCTTTAGATCTAAACAATGGGAAAACATTGCTTTTGATCCTATCAGAAGTAATCAATTTGTATGATTAAACCACTTACTAAACAAACATCTTTTGCTGAACACAATATAGAAGCCTACGAAATAATCGTAGGTTTCTTATGTCAATGCAGAAAAGAAAAAAACCTAGATATGTATGTAATGTTTAATAAAAAAAGAAAATATTTAATGAGAGAATTATTATGAAAATTTTTATTGTTTTATCTTTTCTTTTTATAATCAGTTGTTCTCATACCCCTATTGTAGATAGTAGGGGTAAGAGTTCTGCAAATATACAAGGTGATCATGATAGATTTCATGATGATCTATATACTTGCAAAGATATAGCAAACGACAATACTAACGAGCTTTCCAATACTTCTAAAAAAGTATATAATGCCCTTAGATGGCGAGTGCTATGGCTATCTCCTAAACTAAAAACCAAAGATGATTTGGTAAATAATTGTTTAGAAGGTAGGGGATATAATGTCCTTAATAAATAATAATCCAAAGGAGGATTTATGCTTAACGGCAAAGTGAAAAAAGTTTGGAACAATACAGAAAATAATGAGCCAAACTATACGATTGACTTAATAGACGGACAAAGACTTTACTGTCGTGAGTTTATTAATGTTAATGATAATGACGATATTACTTATATTGCTATAAATACTAAAACTAGCAAGAATGGTAATACATATACGAATGTTACAGGTGTTACTGCACAAGGTCAACAACCTCAGCAACAACCACCTCAACAATCGTATACTCCAGAGCCTACAAGAACAGCAGTTACTAATGACCCGAATAGAAATATTTTCGTCACAGGTGTTGTTGGTCGTGCTATGGGTAGTGGCAACTTTCAAATACAAGATATTGATGCCCTTACTTCTGTAGCTATGGCTACTTATCAAAAATATTTTATATAAAATATATGGGGGATTAATTTCCCCCTATTATTATGCAAAGGCACACTAGAATTTTTTTTAAATATTGGGGTTATGGCGATCAACACACACCTGATTGTTGGGCAAAAGATTGCGGAAAACTTGCAGTAGATATACATCACTTAATTGGTCGTGGCCAAGGTGGTGATCCTAAAAAGTTACGAGATAAAATAAATAATTTATATCCATTATGTAGAGAATGTCATTTAAAGACAGATACCGATAGAGAGTTTAACGAAGAATTAAAAAAAGATTTAACAAGGAGGTTAGATGGAAGAAAATACTGAATACGCAAATATAGGTTTTGATCCTAATGCTTTATCTTATTTAGAAGATAAACTTGGATTAATATTTGCTGATGAAGATACTGCTTATGATCTAATGAAAAAGCATGAAAAAGTTTTAATAAGTGAACTTACTAAAATGTTTATGAATACAGATTATAAAAATACAACTGAATTAAATGCGCACATTTATACTAGTGGGCAATACAAAGAGTTTCTTAAGAGTTATGAAGTGATTCTTGGGAAAAGGAATCGTGCTAAAATTAGGTACGAAACCTTTAAATCCTTTCGTAATGATTTACGAACTAAATCTGTTAATGAAAGAGAATTGGCAAAACACATATAGGAGGTTTTATGAGCCAAAACGATAATATACTTAGTTACCTTAAAAAAGGTAAAAAATTAGACCCTATGAAAGCACTCAAAATGTTTGGTTGTTTTCGTCTTAGTGCTAGAATATTTGATTTAAATCAAATGGGTTATAATATAGAATGCACTAATGTTAGCAAGAATGGTAAGCATTTTGCTGAATATAAACTTATACAATAGGAGGTATAATGTCTGTTAGATTTACAGATTGGGTTTTAGAAGGATCAGAAGATCATGATAAAACTGTTACTGAATCAAAACAGTTAGAAAGAAAAATACTGAAAGATAATCCTACACTAGCGAAACAATCTTATAGTAATTCTGCTGTTAATAAAATGTTGTCTGAAGATTTCAAAAAACATTTCGGTAAGAAAAAATGAAATCAATAGATACATTATGTTTTGATAAATGGGAGTTAGAGAAACCTCTTCTCCCATTATCGTGGTCGCATATAAGTCAGTTTGCTACTAAAAGACCTCAATGGGCATTGCAAAGAATATTCGGTTATAAATTTCCGACTAATCCTGCGATGGAACGAGGTAGTTCAGTTGAACATGGCTTGCATATGTTATTGAAAGGCGATACTTTAGAGAATGCTACTAAAAGCATGCATTATCAATATGACGAAAAATTAAAAAATGTTTTTCATAATGATATAGCAAAAGAAAGGAATACTTTATTACCTTTATTAGAAGCATTTTATAAATACTTTGAAAAACAAAATTGGAAACTATTAAGTTTTCAAGAGGAAGTATTAACTACAGTTATGGATATTCCTGTCCGTGGTTTTACTGACTTTCATTTTGAAGATAAAGATACTAAAGAAGATTTTTATATAGATCTAAAAACTTCTAAGACTATGCCTAAATCAATACCAAATGCACATGCAATGCAACAATCAATATACGCAAAAGCAACTAATGCTCGGCAAAACTTGTTATATGGTACTTACTATAAAACAAAACCTGTTGAGGTAGTTCCTTTTGAGGTAGGAAACACTAACCAATACTTGAAAATGGTTAATCATATGGTGCTTTCAATGGAACATTATTTACTTCGTATGGATAGTAAAGAGGATATTGTTAAATCAATAATTCCTGATCCTTCGGATTGGTGGTGGAACGAAGAAAGCCTTGTGAAAGCTAGAATCAAAGTTTGGGGTTACTAGTTGCCAATCCTCGCCTTTCGACCTCGTAAGTAATAGTATGAGGATATTATAGATTAGATGCAAGTAGCATGAGTGATTGGCTTTCTTAGGTGTTACGAATTTAATCGTCTATTACAAAAAAAACAGGGGGGGTATGAATATACCTTATCCCCCCTAAAAACTCTCTGAGGAGCTATTTTAGAGGTATTTTTCGCATACTTTTAACACAACCGAGGGGTATTATGTTCCTATCGCCAAAATATCCGTCATCTGAGTAACTTGAAAAAGTGTAAATATATTTTTTATCTTGTTTAAATATATAGGCGAAACTACTAATCATCGCAGTTTTCATTTTGCAAAAATCTTCTAAACTAACAATAGTAGAATCGCCTACAATATCTTCCCATACTATTTCATGGAAATCATATGGTATATTATTTCTTTTTAGATTTTTTTTTCTTTTTCTTTTTAGGGGGTCTGCCTTTTCTAGAGCCATAAGTCCCTTTACCACTAGGCATTAATGTAAAATCCAGTTATGAATTGCAAGAGTGATCCCAACAATTATTATTGCTTGTAACCACCATTTCAGTTCCATAAATGAATCCCACCATTTTTCAATTTTCTGTTTCATTTTGTTACTCCTTTGGTTTTCTCAAAAGTTCTAAGAGCCCCCATACCCAAAAGTGACATGACCAAAGGCATAAGAGTTCCCAAATCTAACTGTGGTATGTTTACCACTTCATATTGAAACAATCCACAAATAAACAAAATAAATTTTGATAATACAAACTCCCAAAAAATTGCTAAGGCACACGACATTCCGATAAGTGGTCGCCAACTCCGTTGCATAAATCCACTTAAACCACCTGCAGTACTTTGAGCATCAGCTAAATTAATATCCATTTGTTTAGATTTTAACTTGGCTTGTATTTCTTCAAATTGTAGTTTTAGTTTTTCTTTTTCCTCGCCACTAAAATGCATATCATCAACGACATTACTAATAGCTTTGACTGTATCACCACCAAATAATTTTCCTAATACCATTATTTTTTCCTCGGTTTATATTTCTTAATTGCTTTAGAAATAAAAATGTTTTTATAAAGAGAAACTTTTTTCCCAAATTTTTTATCAGCTTGTTTCTTTGCAGATTTATATGCTTTTGATTTTTTATTAAAACTTTTTGGAACTCCTAAAGTCTTAGGTCTTTTTTTAGCATAAATAGGTTTTTTCTTTTTCATAGTTTACCACATTCTCTTAACTGATTTGATATCCTTTGCATTTTAGCTTTTAAATCTTCTTCCCTATATTTTTTTCTATTATCATGTATTTCTTTTATTTCTTCTGCTGTTGTTAATCTTTTTCTATGTTTCCTTAAATCAACTTTTTCATCTGTTCCGCTAATCTGCTTGCCCTCGCTGGTGTGTGTTTCTTTGCCCATAACGAATCTTCCATTTGTAATCCTGCTTCAATATAATCTTTATTACGCAATGCTTCAAACATCTTTTTAAATTTGGCTGTTTTCGGCTTTCCTAATTGGAAACACATATGTGTTATAATTGACACAGCTTCATCATTTAAATCTAAACCTTCGCATAAACTTTTAGCATCTTGTATAGCTATTGAAACATCGTAATCAAAAATTTTTTCTAGTTCTTTATTACTGTATATCTGACCTTCAACAAACTTTTCATTTTTTTTTACTAAATGTCCGTAGCCTATTGTGGCAAAACCAAGATGGTCTTTATAAACTTTATTCCGATATCCTTCTTCTTCTTTTAAATGTTCTTTTAATTTTTCTATATTCATAATGTACCACCAAAACTTTCTTTACTTTTTTCTATTTCCTTACGCATAATTAATTTTACTTTTTCTAAATAAACTATC